CGCAATTGTCTGATGCGTATAACGTGCCGAGTAAGACTCGCCAGCATTATCGAAGACAACACCTTGACCTTCAGTTTTAGTTGGTGCTGAACCGAAACCGGTAATGAGGACTTCTTCCTCGAAGGCACGCTGAGAATCTTCAATTGCGAAGATCTCTTCGTACTCTCGATCGTAGCTGTCACAGCTCATACCGAACAACGAGTTCAAGCCGGGTTCTAGCTCTTTAGCTAGTTGTGCTCTTGAAATAGCCATTTGTTACTCTCCTTATGCTAATCCAGCGCCTTTAATGCCGAATACATGGTTTTCGATTACGACAAGCACATTAGTATGCGCTGACGCTACGTCTGAATTTGTAGGATCTTCAGAAATATCAATCGCTTTAACTGGAAGTGTCAAGGCAGTTCCGCCATCAGTCACTTTCAATTCAGCACCAGAAACACCAGACTTGGTAGATCCTGCTGTTGTGTAAACGATATCAAAGTTACCGAACAAATCAGCAATTGGGAAAGCAATATCTGCTTGAACCTCAAACACAACCATTGGATCATCAATTACAAAAGCAATGATGTCCGCAGCGTCAGTATCTGCTGGATAGTAGTTGCTATACACTTGCTCACCACTGGTGGGGTCTGTGTACTGACAACCGTTAAATACACCAACAATGGGAACTACGCCCCCGTCAGCATGAAGGGCAACGTGCCCACCGGTTACCTGAGTAACCATATCGCCCTGAAAAATGCTGGTGTCATAATCAGCAGCAATGCGGTAACGACTTTGACCACCCGAATAAGGTGCTCCGCCGATCATCCGAACGGGCTTTAAACCAAAAGCGGCATCTTTATTAGCCATTTTTATCTCCTTGAGACTTAGCGTCTACCAAATGTTACTTGGGAGTCTCGCTGAGGGTCATACTTAACGTAACGCTGATCGCCGCGAGTCTCATTGAACATTGTGTTATCCAATGCGTCAGTGGCCGCTTGATTTTTCGCATTATAATATGCGTTTCGCTCTTCAACCGTTTCGTTTGGTATTTTCGCCAGCAATAATCCTTCGTTGTATATGACTCCAGCGTGCTTCCCGGCATCCATCGTGGGAAGTTCCCACTCTGGAGGAAGATCAGATGCTTTTACAAGCTCCCAACCTTCCCTTATCCGTCTGCTTACGTTCGCCCGATCCTCTTGCCCTAGCATTGATTCCCTGATCCACCGATAGGTGTAACCGGGGGGTGCCGGGGGAGTTTCGAGCTTACGAACTGGTCGCCACGGTCGTCGTCGAGCCTGTTTATCGTGCGTCTCGGAATCACGCGAAGCGCGGGTCTTATTAGCTGAATCTGTCATTATCTTGCCTCCCTTTGAGCAATTTTTTGCTTTTCTGATGCTACACGTTTAAGCCAAGCTTCCTCGGACATATTGTGTGGCTTCAAACCACGGAGGCGCTGAAGTTCAGATTGAGTGAACTTAACACCACGCTTGCTGCCCTGTGTTTGTTGCCGTCCAGCTGAACTGGCGGAAGCGACTCTTTGCACAGCGGGTCTATCTTCCTTTTTTTCGGCTACCGAACTACCCTGTAAGGTTGGGTAGATTCGAAAAACTCTTGTGTCCAATTCATTGTAATACTCTTCGGAGTCTGGTTCAAACCCCTCGTTAATGAGATTGAAATGAGTGAAGTACGCAAACTGCGTCGCCTGAAGGTTTTCTTCGTTCTCAGAATCACCATACCATTTGTTTTGATCATGCCAGCTTAAAGCTTCGTCCGTAGGTTTTACTTCCTGCTGAACTTGCTGCTGAGGCTGCTGGTATGCCTGATAGTTTTCTTGCGAGACTTGCTGAGGACCGCTCTGCTCGGCAACATACTGCGCCTGCCTAGACTGAGCGACTCGAAGCTTTTCTTTTTGGATCGCAATATCGTTTTTTAGCGTGTCCGCCTTTGAAATCAAATCAGCGTCACCAGACCGAATCGCTTTTCGGTAGATGTCATCTATCTGGCTTTCTTTCGAGGAAAGAGCTTCTTGCTCTTTTTGCAACACAGTCGCCTGCTGAGCAACAGAGTGTTTCTTGTACGCATCAAGCTCCTGATCTTTTTGCAGAGCAAGAGACTCAAGGTACTGAGCACGCTCCTCAGCTTGCTTGGTCTTTTGGTTTAGCTTATTAATCCGCTTGCTAACCGATTTAGTGTAGCGCTCAAGCTCGTCATCGTTGCTGACCGCCCCGCCTTCCTGCCCTTCGGGTGGATCTTCAACAATTTGAACTTCAATTTCTTCTTCTACCGCGTTTTAATTTTCTACTGTCATCGCCAGCTACTCACTATGTCATCAGGGTTAAGGATAGTACCAATGACTTCATCGTCATTGATTATGCGCACCTCGTCTCCGTCGTCAAGCTTGAAACGAGCACCAGCATACCGGCCAATTAACACCCAGTCGCCTTCTTCGCACCATGGTGTTTCGCCGTACTTTTCTTTGTCCGAGTAACAGAGCAGACCTTTCTTCACAACATAAGCAACAACCGTTGCAAGTGATTCTCGGTCCACAGTTTCTTTGGTTAGATGAATGCCACCCTTGCTTGTTCGCTTCCCGATATAAGGGATAACAAGCATTCTCCAACCCGAAGGTGTAGGCATCCTCTCCAGTACGGTTTTACTCAGCAATGAAGGATCTAAAACCAGATCCTCCTTCTGAATAAAGGCCGATTCAATCGACGGTTTTGTCACTAGCGCTCTCCTTTTGCGTAAAAGTCTTGGATATGTTGTTCCACCAAGTTTAACGCAGTTAGCTCGCCTTGCAAACTTTTATAATGTTCCATATCTTTAAGCAAACCTTCGCACAATGTTTCAACGATCAAACTTCTCCGATCACCTACCATTCGCTTTAAAGATGAGGCTAGGTCAACGTCGTCTCTCATACGCGCTCGTAATAATCTAGGCCTTAGTCGCAGCGCCAGTTCCTCTGGTACGCATCTTCTTGACCTTAACCTTTAACTGACCCTTCGAGACAGCACCGCCGTCTTTCATGCCTTTTGATGTTTTCATCGCAATAGCGACGGCCTGATCTTTTGGCTTACCTTCTTTTCTGAGCATACTAACATTCCTACTAATGGTTTTTTGACCGCTACCCTTCTTCAGAGGCATCGCTTGTCTCCTCTTCTACTGGCTTCTTCCTAAAAGAAACTTTTGCTTTAGGCTTAGGCTGAACTGTCTTCGGCGCTACAGGACTCGGCGCTTCAATCGCTACAGAAACCGGCGCTGCAGCTCCTTGTTTAATTCTCGCCAACTTTGCCTCAAGCCTTGCTTCATCTGCTGCCTGCTGAAGATTTTTCTTCTCGGCAATCATCTCAACTTCTGCTCGCTCTGCTTCACGCATCAAAGCTTTGTTTCTCCGAAGCTCCGCCTGCTGTTCAAGAATATAACTGGTTGTCATCTTATACCTCCAAATTTAGCCTGCAACTCAAGCAACTTTAACTCAGCCTGTTGCTCAAGTCTCTGTGCGGCAATATCAAGTTTATCGTCTGCGACTGACTTCTGAACACCGATTCTTTGCTTGGCGATTTCAGATTCCAGAAGCTTTTCTTCACCTCTTTGAGCTTGCTTAGCATCAAACTGGTCTTGGTCCGCATTCAATTCTTGCTCTCGCAAATCCAGTTCTTTTTGCCGGATCTGGACTAAAGGGTCTTCCTCGCTACCCTGACCAATTGACATCAAGAAATCTTGCGTCAACTGAGCCATGATTGGTGACGAAAAACTTTCAGTGATCATCTGAATCTGACTAACCACTTGCGGCTGTTGTTCTGGCGGTACTTGCGTCATTTGCTGCTCAAGCTGCTGAACCTGCTGCTGTATTTGTGGCGGCATCTGCTCTTTCGCCATCTGCGTAGACATAAACTGCAAGTGCTGCATACTGTGCGCGATGACCAAAGCCTGCAACTGCGGATTGGTTTTCACAACCTCGGTCAAGAACAAAGACCTATGAGTATCAACGTGAGCCTGATGGTTTTGTGGCTCAAAAGCTTGCTGAGGCTGACCCATCATAAAACCGCTGTTCTCAATCCCCGCATCAATCGGAGCAGGGGGTGGGGGCGGTGGTGGTGGTGGTTGCAAAAGGCTGTCAACATTATCAATCCCTAGCGCAGAATACATTCTGCGGTAAGCTTCATAAATCCCTTTTGGCCCATGAATTTCAGGATTTGATTGCACGAGCTGCATTAGCTCTTGAGCCATTGTAATTCTTTGAGACTGGCTAAAGATGTTGGGATCTGAGACAGGAATAACATCGACACGCCCGTCAAAGTCAGTCTGCTTGACCTCCTGAGAACCGCCAAGAGCCTGATAAGGATACATTGGCGGTAGGTATTCAGAAAATACTTTGGCCAGAAGCTGAAACTCAATTCGTTGAGCGTAGTGTAAGCGCTTATGAATCGCGCTCATTACCTTGGTGCCACGTTCCAGCAATGCCACTGTTGTTCCGACAGGCATTGCTTGGTTTACGTCACCAACATTGGTGTCTGCAATGCTGGCAAAGCGCTTACCAGAGTCAATCAACATGCCCAAAAGCTGCATCAAGACGTTTGAAGGCTCTTTGACAGGTAGCGGGATCAAGTTTTCCTTGAGAGAACCGCCAGTAGTATCAATATCTCGGAATTCTCCGGGCTGAAGAGGCTCGTCTTCGTCTCGAATCCGCATTCCTCTGGCTTTGAATCCAGAAGGCAAGTTTGCAATCGTACCAGCGTCAATAACTGCCTAAGAATAGACGTTGAAGCCTTTGCAAGACCGCCAATCATGTGGCTCAAGCCTAAACCGTAGAAGCCAAGACCGGGAAGGAACTTGTACTGCACAAAATAGTTAATTTTTTGCTTCGTAATGTCTTGTTCTGTGTAGTTTCTTCGGATCGACAAGACTTGCTGGCTTTGCTCGTCAATTGTGACGATATAAGGCAGTTTTAAGCCCGTTTCTTTACCCTCAGCATCAACATCTTCGTAACCGGGGAGATCCAGTATGGTATGAACCTCGTAAACAGTTCTGTCTCGGTTCTCAGAATAGCTTGGGGACTGACCTTCAATCTCATCAATCTCTTCTTCGATGTCGCTACGATTAACAGTGTAAGCATCGCCTTTTAGCTCGATATCTGCGTAAAAACCGCTTAGCTGTTGCTTGCGAATCTCATTTTTGCTCA